CTTGGACCCACGGCCTGTTAGGAACACAGGAATTAATGCAAGCTTTTCTCGCAGCTCTACCATTGGCTCGGGACCTTTCGACAAATGTCGGGGGAGTGAGATGGAGGGGAGTTTAGGGTACCCCATGCAGTCTTCGGACGGTCGCGCAAGCGGTCTAGGCACTCTCGAAAGAGAGGTAACAGCTGGGCATAAAACAAACAACAAATCCAGTAAGAGAAAGCAAAATTCTTGGCAGGTGAAACATAAGAAACAGGTATCTGACGACGCCTTAAATAAAACACAATTTATTCAACAGTTTCCCCCAATTGAGTATGCTCATGAACTTGCATATCGTTCATTGAAATCATTGGAAGCAACACATTCAAAGCTCCTTGGTTACCAATCAACTTTAGATTACTTTAAAACAGGAAGGGTTTCAAAATCATTAAGAATTTTAGAAAATGAACCGGATAAATATCAACCTTTTCAAGTCAACCATTTGGGATTAACCTATTACCTATACGTCCCGGCTTATGACAATAAAGAAGACAAATATATCGAAACCTTCGTATCAGATCAACGACATCACAAACTTTCATGGAATAAAAACAACACAACAGAAACATCCAGCACTAGTGATAGTACAACCATCGATTTCAATCAGATTTTTCAAGACAACAATACCTTATATCCAACAACCCCACCAGGGTTTGAAGAATCGAAACAAGAAAAAGTAGAATCAAATGATACAATCATTGATTTCTCAGGGTCAGGCACGGAAACGCCAGTTCAATTTCACCAGTCTAATAACAAACATGAACATAAACCCATTACATTTACATCTAAGAATAAGTCATATGAAAAGAATTTTAAACCAGATTTCAAAAAGATTGCTGATCAACATAATAAAAATAACGATACAATCATTGACTTTCAAACGAAAGATGAGGCAAAAGCACTCAAGATATTAAAAGACAACGATGCATTGGCACAAGAACCACCTATTAAACCACCATCGATTGACAACACGCCATTAACGCCTTTCAGTTTTGAATATGAGCCCTTAAACGGCACAGTACATAGGAAAAGAATGCTATTTGATGCCTCATTAAGATCAGTTCAGATAGCAGCAATTATTTTATTTTACCTTATAATGTTTACTTTTGATTACTTATATATAGATAACCATATATTTTTAGGACCACTTTATATAATACTTGGTTTTATATTTTCACATTTTGTCGTGCATCTTACTTATTTGCACTATCCGGTGTTAGCGACACCAGGTTGGTATTACGATTACGCTGAGGCTTTTGTTCCACAATCCTTAACCCACGTTAGGGTAGAATATATAAGACCTTCACCAGTCCCACAATCTAGCGATGTGGCTACTGACTCAAGACCTGTAATGACAAGAGCAGGCAAGATCGATCATGGAGATCCCCAGATTTGGGATGTGATCCTAACAGAATCTTATTTATTGCAAGATACATCTCTCAAAGGTAGAATGAGACAAGCAATTTTAGGTCGAATTAGATATTTTACTCGACTCAAAATAATGAATATCAAAATCTCACTTGAGTTGCTCGCGAATATTATGGCACTCAAGACATTGAATAGAGATGACCCAATTGACGTTTTACGAGTCAAAATCAAACAATCTATGGGCAACATCAATTGTATAAATATACCACGCTATTTTGCTATCCAAAATGAATTCATCCAATCAAACACATTAGACATAGCATTACATCAACTAAGATCCTTGCGCGAAGGCCAGGATTTTCAGCTAGCCCTTTAGGTGACGCCGTATTATACGGCTACCGAGTACATGAAGTCATTACGTCAAAATTACCACCAGTTGATCCATCTTTTAAATTGTTAAAATGGAAACAAGGACTTATAGGAACATCAAGACCAATCATGAGAGTATCACTCGGAATTCATCAAATTAATTACGCGAATCCTGTACCAGATACAACCAATCAGGAAAATGCACTAAATGGGGTTATGAAACGAATCGCAACAAAAATGCCTGACATCGATCAGGAACTACATAAAGAATTTAGAGATTTTGCATCTATGTTCTTCGAAAAGAAAATGAAATCATGCATCATACAGCCAACAGATGATTATTCGTTCGAGACATGGATTGCCACCGCCCCTTATCCGGGTGTTCGCAGAGAAGAACTGAAGAAGATATATGAAGCATCACCAGAACTGGTAGAACGAGATTTTATACTAAAATGTTTCATAAAAGACGAAAGTTACACCGAATTCAAATACCCTAGAGGTATTTATTCCCGTGCCGACAGGTTCAAATGCAAATACGGACCGCTCATGAAGTTAGTCGGAGACAAAATGTTCGCAATGGATTACTTTATCAAGAAGATACCAGTCTGTGATAGAGCTAAACATATCCAAGAACTATATAATGATATAAAACTTAAATTCGCAACTAACGATTTTACAGCGTTTGAATCCACCTTTACAGCACAAAATATGGATATAGAACTCGAATTTTTAAGATTTTGCTTCCAATTTCTACCCAATGTCGATGAGATAATGGATGATTTAATTAAGATTAAGAAAGGAATGAACAGAATGCAATTTAGGATGTTTGTCGTAGGACTCATCGCTAAACGCTACTCCGGCGAAATGGACACATCATTATGCAATAGTCTTTATAATTTAATTATTGTAATGTTTATCTTATATAAATCAGGAGAACCATGGGAACACCTGATTCCAAAAATAGAAGGCGATGACTCAATTATCCCTTATTACGGACACCTTGACACCACAATCGCCAAGAGATTGGGTGCTAATGCAAAATTTGAATTTTTCAATGAAATATCACACGCTTCTTTCTGTGGCTTGGTATTTGACGTTGATTGCCTTGATATAGTCACACCGATTATACCGGCATATCTTGACTTCGGTTGGACGACCAGAGAATATAGACATTCAAACAAGATGACAAAACTTACATTATTAAGATGTAAAGCACTCTCAATGCTTCACACATATCCAGGATGCCCAGTCCTGCACTCACTAGCTTGTATGGCAATCAGGCTCACTCAGTCGATAAACATGACAAATAATAAAACCATTGCACATTATCAGAAAAATCACGTCGACTCACATCATTTTTACAAATTTGAAACGATATTACTCTATGAAACCACAGAAAAAGATAAATTAATCAGGATGATAAATAGAGATATAAATATGAAAACTAGATTATTAGTAGAGAAGCTACAAAATATAACTGTCGAGCAACAGCTAATCATGGAGAAATACTTAGACTCGATCCAACAGATTCAACCATTAAACTTACCATTCATTGACGTCTTTGCCAACAAAGATCAAATGCGCATGTGGGACATGTATTCATCGTACATAACCACCGAGGGGCTATAATATGCGTCCCGCCCTCAGCCTTAACAGGCATGCCCGTATGGGCCATGGAAGTTTTCACTTATTCCAAACGTATATGGAACAGCAAATCTCAGTTAGGACCAAAAAGAGCAGAAGTAATAGATCTGCGAATCCGCAAAACCGGACAGTTATATTATCAAATAAACCACCACCGTTCATGGCACAGTTAGGAGCAAATCCATACGGCATGTCGGTTAAAGACATTAAATATGTAAATAGAGGAAATAAATCAGTAAAGAAATGGCAATCGCCATCGTTGACCCGCAACAAGTCTCTAGTAGCAAAGGGATCAACCAAAAATCAATCAACATCAGCAAGACGGACAATGGTATTCGAGGAAGACGAATACATAGGAGAAGTCGTAGGGGGAGCAGCAACGAACGTTTTGAGTGTCGCCACCTATCCTGTAAATATCGGTCAAGCAATCACCTTTCCATGGGGGTCAGGCGTTTGTAATGATCGTTTCGAAAAATACCAATTTGAATATTTAGAATTTTATTATAAAAGAGAAGTCTCAGAATTCGCAGCCGGAGGCACAACCGGAAAAGTCATGTTATCCTTTATCAATGACGCGAGTTCAGGAGCACCAACAACCAAACAGTCTATTGAAGATACCGATCCACACAGCGATGGATTACCTTCAGAAAATTTTAGACTTAGAATTCCCAATCACATGCTTAAGCGCATGACTGATGGATTCTTCATAAGAAGCGGAAGAGTACCAGCTTCAGCAGATATAAAAACATATGATATAGGGAAACTTTTCGTTTCCACGTTAGGACTCAGTTCACCATCAATCACAGTAGGAGAACTACATGTTAAATATAAAGTTAAAGTTTTCATCCCAATCCTTGAGAACACAAACTCAGCACCAGAAAATCGAAATTTGTCGTTATTCGTTAACACAAACACCTTTGAATACGCCAGCGGAACTTCAGCATACATAGAATTCCCAGTACAGCAAATAAATGGCGCGGAACTAGAACAATTGACACCAACCACGTTCGTTCTGCCCAAAGGTACATACCTCGTTGATGGAATTATCCAATTTAATTTAGTCGACGTATCAGGAACAATTTCAGACCTACACATAGCATTTGAAGTTGATGGTATCGATAATATGGAAATTAATTATGCCGTTGCAGGCGCAGCCACGACAAACGTTCGAAACATGACGTTAAATATGGTCCCAACCGCAATAATTAGTTCAGGAACAACCCAAGTCAAAATGCACATTAAAGACACAAGCATTATGGACGGAGATGGAGCTTTAGTCGCTGCTAACATTAGATTCTTATCTGTTTAGAATAGATTATCACCACCGCATTAGCGGATGTATATATAACTTAGACCTTTTTGTTGTTTTCTATGAAAAACGACACGCGGATAAACTCATGCGATAGATAAGTGTAAGCCACCAG